CCATGTAAGTGACGTACTCGCCTCTGGTGCCGATGACCGTTCCCATCAGCGGAGCCTCATCATCACCGTGCTGGTGGTCATGCGATAGTCCTTGAGCATCGCGAGATCACCCTGGCTCAGGGCTACGGAGACGCCGCCCCCCGACCGCTCAAGGCGGTAGGAGTAAGGCCCGATCTGTTCCGAGATCACTCCCGCTGCGAGCGTGGGAGCGGTCAGCACCGAGAGCGCGGCGTTGGCGCAGACCATGTTGACGTCATCGGGGATATCCGCATACCCGTAAGTCCGCGTCACCTTGAAGGTGTGCGGATAGGCGCCCGACTCGAAGGAGATCCAGGGCAGGTTGATGATGAAGTCCAGGCCCAGGTCATAGCGGATGCGATCAATGCCGTCGAACACGAACCACGTGATGGCGATGTCGGGCAGGTCGAGCCCGTCCCCGTAGTCGCCGCCGACTGCCACGACCGCGCTGACCAGGGTCGTGGTCTTGTCGGGCAGCGTGATCTCCCCGTCATGCCCGCGGAAGAGGTCGGTCTCGTCGGCGTGCAGCAGGAAGTCGCGCCGGCAGTAGCGGCGGATCTGCGCCGAGGCGTCAGTCAGCAGAGCCGGCGCACGGATCGCCTCGGCCTCGTTCAGCTCCCGGCCGAGCCGCGCGGCGATGTCATCGGGAGAGGCGAGAGGCGGCAGGCTCATGGCTGGCTTCCTCTCGCTGACTCAGATGGACATCGCCGCACGGCGAGCGGGGATCAGTGCGCGCGGGTGCGTCCGGTGACCCGCATGGTCACTGCCGCCGCGGTGGTCTGCCCGGTGTAGAGCGTCGCGCCCGGCTGGAGCACGATGCCGAGGCGTCCCGCGCCTGCCAGGGAGACGACACTGTTCGCCGCGACCGAGTAGCTCGCGCTCAGCAGCTCGTTGGCCACCCCGGCGCTACCGCCGACGGGCACCAGGTTGAGCTGCACGAGCGCTGCCGAGCCGGTGGTGTTGGTCAGGATCACGTTGTCGACGATCCAGTCCTGCTCTGGCGAGGTCGGGACGGTGGCCACCGTCGCCGGGGATGCGGCCGGCTGGCCCGCGTAGAAGGTTGCTGCGTTTTCCGGTCCCATGAGACTTCTCCTGTTCCTTGGTTGTCTTGCGGGGCCGGGATCAGACCGCGCTGGAGAGTGCGGCGAACGGCCAGCGCTGCACGGTGCCGGCCGCGCCGTCGATGGTGTCGGAGGGCGCCATGATGGTGACCGGGTTGGCGGTGGCATAGGCCATACGGAGCGTAAGCCGCATAGCTACCGAATCCTGCTGCATAAGATTAGTGACAACCGCTCCTGCGTCGTTCGAGATGACGCCGGAATCGAACATCTTGAACGTCAGGTCCTGACGCAGCCCGATCACGGCCTTGGTCCAGTCGCCGGTCAGCAGCTGCGCCTTGGACGACTGCCACGAGCCGTTGTTCACCTCAGGCAGCGGGAAGCCGTACAGTCCGCTTCCGGTGCCGTTCTGCAGGTCCGGCTGGTAGATCGGGACGCCCTGGACGGAGCGCAGTCCGCGCAGCCGCCACGACAGGCCCGGCCTGGCCGCGAATCCCGTGATGTCGTAGCCGGTCTGCGAGAACGCGTCACCGAGCGCGGTGACCGACTGCGCGAGGTCGTCTGCGGCCTCGGTACCGGTGGAGTCCAGGTAGCCGTCCTGGATGACGTTGCCCGAGTTCACCGCACCGTCGTAAACCGACTGGCCCCAGGTGACCGGCTTGCCGATGTTCCAGAACACCGCACTGTCGACCAGCGCGCCGACCGCCTCCACCATGCGGGGCTGGATCTGCGCCCAGATGTCAACGTCGGCGTCCGCCAGGTACGCCTCGGGAATCGCGACGATGGTCGCGATCTCCTCCACGACCAGCTCGACGCCCTTCCATGCCTGGCTCGTGGTCTGCTTCAGGCCCGTGTCGCCGTTGACGAAATAGGCGGTCGGCAGCATGTCGAGCACGGGCACGCGCATCGTCTTGCTGGACAGCGGCATGTGCGCCATCAGGGCGAGAGCCGCCGACTTGCGCGGCAGCTCCTGGAAGATCTCAGCGCTCAGCGGCTCCGGGACAAGGGCGTCCGAGCCGCTGGAAGCGCGGGAGACCATTGAGCTGTAGTTACCCGTCATCTCGGGCTACCTTCTTTCCTTGGTCAGGCAGCCCCGGATGGCGGGACCGCTGGTACTACTGCTGCTTGAGGTCGCGGTACATCTCGTGCAGGAAGTTGCCGCCCGTCAGCGGCCCGTCAGCTGCCGCCGGGGCCGCCCCAGCGCGCATGGACTCGACGGGGCGCCGGGCACGTGCCGCAGCTGCTGCCGCGCTGGCCGTGGACGCGGAGCCATTTGCTGCGCCGTTCGCCGCAGCAGCGGCAGCCGCCTGCGCGGCCAGCTGCTCCGCGACCCGCGAGTTGATCTCCGCGGCGAGCGACTCGGCGCTCGCGTTGATCTCGTCCTCCGTCGAGCCGCCGAGCATGTCGATCAGCGACGGAGACAGTCCGTAGGTCGCGGCGGCGAGGGTCCGGTGATAGCGGCCCTCAGCCTCAGCCGCGCGCTGCTCTGCGGCGCTTGCGCGGTCGGCGAGCCGCTGTGCCTCGGTCTTCTGCGCGTCCTCGAACTCGGCGAGACGGAGAGCGTTCTTCTTGGCGTCCGCCTCGGTCTTGCGGGAGGCTGCCTTCCACTTGGCCAGGTCGTCTTGCGTCTGCTTCAGCTGCGCCGCGAGGTCCGGGCCGTTCCCGTTATCAGCGCCGGCGTTAACTGCGTCGGCGAGCATGTCCTCTGCGCCCTGGTCAGCGGCTCCTGTTGCGGGAGCCGTAAAAGTAGCGGCCGGGACTGCTCCTGCTGCTGGTGCCGTTCCTGCTGGTGCGTCGCCTTCGGCCATTCCGGCTCCGGCGGCTGCGTCTTCCGACATTGAGTTGCTCCCATTCCGGGATTCGGGCATGAGAAAAGCCCCAGCGGATTCCCCGCTAAGGGCCGTCGTGCGTCGAGAGGTGCTACTTCTTCGTGAAGGGCTTTGCGCCGGGGAATGCCGGCTTGCCGTCCGCTGGCGTGATCAGGTCACCATCGGAATTCCAGGTGTCAGGGATCTTTGAGGACAGTCCCAGACTTTTCGCGCGGGAAATGATATAGCGCCGCACTTTCGCCCGAGCCGCGTCCGTGTCCGGCTTGACGCGACCCACTGCCCGGATCGCATTGTCGAGATCGGCGGCGTTGCGGATGGGGAAACGGGGCGTCCCGCCGGACTGAGACGGCGGCATGGCCTTCCCCTGCGCCTGGAGCTTGCGCATGGTCGCAGCGTCGGGAGTTGCCATCGCGCGGGCCTTTCTCGCTGGGTACAGAGGTTCAGGGACGAGGGGGTCGCTGCCGGATGACCGGCGGACGGAGGCGGTGTAGTCAGCCATCACGCGGCCACTGGAGCGCCGAGGACGCCGGGATGCGTGGATTCCCAGTACCGGCGCCAGGCATTCAGTGCGTTCTTGCCGCTGTAGCCCCTGGTGGCCTGCTTCCACTGCTGGTACAGGTCGTTGTCGCGGAGGGCTTTCACGTCCTCGGCGCTAAAGGCCGGAGCGGCGGAGCAACGGCAGCGGTTGTGTGCGAGGAATCCGGCAGCTTGCTCCGATTTGAATACTGCGCCCTTGCTTGCGATCATTGCGCAAAAGCTGCACGGATCGGCCGCAGTCACCCGGTACCAGGCAACCGCCGCAGCGTCCTCCTGGACGGACTGAAGGATCGCCTGACGGGCGCCGTTCAGGATCAGTCGTGACCCCGCCCCCGACAGGATGACTCCCGTGTTCTCCACGGCCTGCGGGACCGTCTGGGTAGCGGTCTTGATCCTTGCCAGCAGCCCCCACGGCCCCGTGGAGTCCAGCGTGATGTCGATCAGTTCCTCGTCCAGCGCCGGCGGGAGGCTCAGCAGCGGGATCTCCTCCGTCACTCCGGCTGCGGAGCGCGCCTGCAGGAAGTAGGCATTCCCTGCTGCGGCGTTCACCGCGAAGCGGTCCCTGATCAGCGCCGCCAGAGCCGTCCTGAGTGCTGGCCAGGAGGCCCGCACGTCGCCCAGGTCGAGCTGCGCCCAGATGGCCAGGATGTCGCGGATGGCGACGCCTGCCAGGTAAGCCTGCTGCGCCCGGAACGCATCGGCGAGGTAGGCCTGCATCGCGGTTGATGCGGTCGGGTAGGACCGCGCGGGGGGCAGCACCGGGTAGGTGCCGATGACGGGCGTGTCCATGATGGACGGCTGGACGGCCACCTAGACCCCCGTGACGCGCAGCACGTCTGTCTGCCACGGCTCATCGGGATTCGGCCCCACATCGCCGGGAGGGCCGCCGCCGGGCGACTGTGACGCCGGGGGCATCGCGCCCTTGGTCATCGCCCGCTCGAGCATCTCGTTAAGCTCGGCCAGCGCGCCGTGCGATGCGGCGGCCTTGCGCCAGCGGTCGACATCATCGGCGGTCGTGCCCGGCACGCGCTGCCACAGTTCCGTGGCGGGGACGCCGAGCATCTGGGAGAGCTTCCCGAGTGCGTCCACGGTCGCGGCGAATGCCCGGCCGCCCGTGTCCCGCCACACGATCACGGCTGCCGAGTCGTTCCAGCCCTGCATGTCGCCGGCAGCCTTGGACGCGAGCTGGAGGGTCTGCTTGTACGGCTCGTTGAGGACGCCCTGCACTTCCTCAATCTGCCGGTCGAGCGCGTCGCGCGACGCAGCCAAGGCGTCGGCGCTGAGGTTCACTGTGGTACCAAGCAGGTAGTAAGGGGGGAGCTGGCAGATCGTGGACATGTGCTGGATTGTTGCCTCGGCAGATGCCAGGAACCCAGACAAGTCGGTCTGCGAAAACTCCCCGAACTTCGTGGTCGGGTCTTCAGCGGCGAACAGCCGGTCGACGCCCGCGCGGAACGGCTCCTGCGCGTTCCCCTGCTCGTCGGCGACCACCATGCCCGTGACCCACCGCTGCCTGAACGCGCCGTACTGCTGAGCCATCAGGCCGTTGAAAGTCGTGGTGTTCAGCTGGTCCTGCAGCGGGATCAAGGGCTCAACCAGGCCCGACACGTCCGTCTCGCCGTCCAGGTCGATCTCGTGCATGAACCGGATCACCGGGCAGACGCCGAGCCCGTGCTCGCTGACCGACTGCTTCCCGTCGATCAGCACAGGGTCATCGAGCTGCGGCCACCACAGCTGCGCCGAGTTCTGCTTGCCGGTCAGCGTGTAGACGTTCTGGTCGTCGTACAGCCGCACGATGCGCCGCGCGCCTCCCGGCACGTTGACCACGGTCTCCTCGACCGCATAGACCGGCCACTCATCATCGACATCGTCGGCATAGAGCGCGGTGAGGCGTCTCGGCGACACTGGCCGGGTGACCGGCAGCGGCTTGCCCGGCAGCACGAC